TTGCTTGGACAGATTCATCTCCTTGTTCTTCTCTTAACATAATTATTCTTTCTTCTAATGTATCAATATCGTCAAATCCATTTAATTGAATAACCATATCAGTCATTGATGACAAACACCACACACAAAAAGCAACAGGAGAAATACCAAATTCTCCAATAATATCTCCATTATCTTGTTCTATATCACAATCACATATATTGCATTTTTCTACCATTCTTTCTTTACCTTTTCTAGCCACCTATGATACCTTTTATTTGCTTTGAAATTTGTTCCAAATTGCTCCCTAACAGAACATTTATGGCATATAGTTCCTATAAACTCTTTTGTAACTATTGAATACCACTCATAGAATGGAGCATGATACTTCCATTCACAGCAACATTTACACTTTAGTGATTTCTTCCCAACACACTTCATAAGGCTCGGTTGGAATTTCTCCACCTAATTCTAAAATTCTTTCTAATACTCTGGATATTCTTCTTGGGGTTATTAACATACCTGTTATTTCTGATCTTTTGCCTACATTCTCAAGATAATAAAAATACATATTTTTGTATAGTTTTATAATCATATCTTTATCGCTTCTGTTCATTATGACTCCTATACATGACTATTGCTATTACTATCATAAGAAGGTAGAGTAATATATCTGATGAGGACATTTTTTCTCCTTGTTATGTTTGTGGGAGTCAGAGGAATCGAACCTCTGCATAAGGGGGAATAAAATGAAAGGAGGACTTGCAACCCCCTATTAAAATAAGAACCTTATGTTCCAAAACTCCCATATCATCACAGATGAGATTGACATACTCATTTAAAAAATAAAAATCCGACTATCTTTATTCTTCTTCCTGTGATGAATCTTGATCACAATTCTGCATTTCTTGAAGTGTTTGTTGAGCAACTGATTCAATCATTGAGTCGCCCATAGAAATTATAACTTCTAAACCTTGAATTGCAATACTTATTTTTTTAAGTAAAACTTGATTATCTTTTCTGGCAACCTCTAAATTAAACCTAGCTTCTTCTATTAACTCTCTTGTATCTTTATCCATTTTGCCTTCTCTTTTTTAACATTTCTTTAATTGATTTTATTGCCTCTTCTCTTTCTTCGTCAGTAGCCCTACTTTTTTCCATCTCTCTTTGATATTCTACTTGTCTTTGTTGTTGTTCGTAAATTTTATCAACTTTTATAATAGTTTGCCCACCATTATTACAGGCTCTACCAAGCCAACGATTTGTAAAACCTTTAAAATCTTTTTTAGCTTTATTAGTGTTTGTAAGAAGCCATGCTCTAGCCTTCTCGCATTCTGCTTTTATGTCTACATTTGGATATGCTTTACTCCACATATCAATCAATTCTTCAGGCATTTCATCAAAAAACTTATTAACTCTATCGGGATATGGGTTAACACTCTTTCCTTGATAGCTAACCTTGCTATATTCTTTGACTAAGTAATCAAAAAACTTTCGAGCATCAACCCATTTCTCCTCGCCATTCACTCTTACTTTGACTTCAAGAAACATCAAAACCACTTACTCGCTTGTTGCTTCTTTTTTCTTTCAGCATAATATGCTCTTTGTTTTTTAGCATCACATTTTTTACAATAGGAATTATAATACCCATTATATTTTTTTGCATTTAATTTGCTTAAAACAACATCACACATTTTACACTTCTTGTCGTTCATTAGAATGGGATCTCATCCACACTACCTGTAGCACTTACACTATCTGTGTTTGATGCACTAACAGATTCTTCTTTTGGCTTAAACTCACTAAATTTAAGGCTCATATATTTTTTAGAACCATCTTTAGAAGTATTAATCCAAGATGCAATTTGCATTTTTTTACCATTAACTTCGCAGTTGCCTGTAAAGTCTGGATGTTTATCACTTTGTTTGTCAGTTTGTCTAAATAATACACCAGTATTATTATTATCATAGTTTGACATTCTTTCTCCTTTTTTTATTTAACAGGGGTTTTACCCTTTAACTTACATTGATACAAATATCTTGCTCTTTTATCTAACACTTTTGGTGTTAGGTGAGTATAGTCATAAGGCTTAGGATTTACAGCCATACCGATATCTGTTCTTGTAATCCAATTTATATACTCACTTACTCTCACACTTCTCCACTCTAAATACTGCACCTTCTTTGCAACTCATACAAATACCTGAATATTTTTCGTTAAATTCATCTACTTCATATGCAGGTGGTGCATCACAACAATTACTATAATATTCTTCTTCATAAAAATCAGTAACACTCGATTGCATCTGACACCTCCTCTAAATATTGTTTCCATAATTTTTCATACTTCCAGTAGTATCTAGCAACTTCAGCAATCTCTCTAGCACTAAATGATTTCTCATCTGCTAACCAATTAAGGAAGAAGTAGAACTCATCATTGATATGACATTTCATTTCTTTCATTTTATCTCTCCTCATCACATTCTCTTAAAACTATTTCTCTTTCAATCTCACAGACATCATTTAACGATTCTACAACATGAGTTTTATCCCATTTTTCATAAATATCTTCGCTAAATTTAATTAATTGCTCTGTTGAATAGTTCTGCGATTTTTCCATATCAAAACCATCTTCAAAATAATTTAATAGTTTTTCTTTTATCATTTTATCATTTCCCATTTTATTTTATAATACAACTTATTATTGTCATGATACCTATCTGTTTCGCAGTAAGGTAGCAATTCTAAAATCTTTTTTAAAGGTATAAGTTTGTAAGAGTCAAAGGTGCTTGAATATACAAATAGTGTTAGTGGGAGAAGGTTACTCCAGAACTTGTAAGACATTGTATCTGAGTCCTTGAGCCTTAGTATATCCTTACAACCTTTGACCTCTACAAATACAGGAACACTTTGAAAAACTATAAAGTCAGGCATACTTCTTAATGTGTTAGGAATCTTTATAAAGTCTTTGAATGGTATTGGATCGTCATTTTGTTCAAATCCCAATCTTCTATAATTAATTCCTTTGCTTTCTAAAAACTCAACACACTTGTTCTCAGCTAAGTCAAAAGCATTTCTTTTATTATAATTTTCAGTATGGTTCATAGTTCTGTTGCTAGTGTTCCTATTATTATTATTATTCCAAAAAATATTATCCAGTCTACCATGCTATACTCCAAACCCATCAGACTCAAAACTAGATATATTGCCTTCGTTTGTGCCTTTTTTGTAGTTATGTTTACCTGATGCAACATTCCCATCATCATCTTCTGCTTGTAAGCCTAATAATGATTGTAATGTATATCTTCTGTAATATGTTATTGCTGATCCTATTTTTTGTGCATCTAAATCAGTAGGTAGTTTTAATGATGATTCAACAAAGCCACCATCTAAATCAAAAATAATACTATATTGCTCACCATCTTTAATAGGTTGTAATAATAATAGCTTATGCTTTTCTAGTATAGGGGTAACTTGTTTAATCAAGGAATTTATATCAAAATATTTTGATTTGTAGAATGGGTTAGTAGAATCTTTACTAATTGCCCCAATCTCTCTTTGAACTTTATATAATTTATTATATATACTTTCTTTTTTATTTGTCATTATTCTTCCTCCACTTCTGATATTGTTATTGATACATTTACATTTAACTTTCCACATATAAAATTTTCAAGTTCATTAGCCATTTCCTCAAAATCATAATGCTTTTTGTATATTTTTTCAGCTTTCCAATAATGTATTGGTATTCTTATTTCTAAATCTTCTGCTAAAATCTTCAATTGGTTTATGTGATCATCTTCATTCATTTTATTCTCCATTGTTATTTATAAACCCATTTTCTTTAATTCTCTATCAACTTCTTGCCTATCTTCATAAGGAATATAACTCCAATATTTCTTCAAAAGATTATAAGCGAATTGATATTTAATTAAACCTTCTAATTCTTCTATGTAATGATCTTTGTTTTCCTTACTCATTTCCAACTCCCAAGTCATAAGTTACAACTCTCTTTGCATTTGGATATAAATCATTAATGGTGCAACCTAAAACCTTACACATTCTTAGCAATCTTTCATGATTTGGTGTTCTATTTTCTGCAATATAATTAGATATATCAGTTTTAGATACTCCCATCTGTTCTGCAATGTGATTGGCTCTTAATCCTGACTTTAATATAACTTCTTTTATGTTATTCACGACTTTCTCCTATATAATTAAAATCTAATACTACAATATAAATAATAATTTACAATATACAAACACTTTTTTTTATTTTCTTGTAAATATAATATAAATTTGCATAATTCAAATATAATGTGTATAATATAGCCCTGTATTTTTTGGTTAAATACTTTTTGGTACAGGGATTTTATAAAAGAGCCACACAAAAAGGGGAATCTGAGTACATGGCTCAAAGTAGATAAACAGATAAAATGCTTTCTCAGGCTAAAGTAGA